CGTCAATTTTGGGTTGTACGTAGAATGGTTCGGAAATGTATTTCTCCCGGTCCTCCCATTTGTTTGCGAGCATGGGGAGAATTGCAGTAGCCTTCGTATTCAGGTTTTTCCATACAGTGTTGGCACGCTTCGTAGCGCTTTCATACCCAAGCGGAACTTCGGTCACGGAAATAGACTCCTTCCCATCAACCTGTCCGGATGCCTTGACAATACACCAGCATCCATCACGCTCCTCGACGCGGATGTCAATGTAACGCTTCTTGTCGTTTTTATCGGTGGTAAAAATTGTATTCATATTAGTAGAATGATACCTGTTGTAAATTATGAGAGGATGGAGCGACTTAAGCCTCCTCCGATAACGAACATTCCATTTAATATGAATACACTCAGTGTGATTTTTATTATTATAGGTGGTTTGTTTCTGTACAGGCGATATGTAGTAGTTAAGAGTGGCCGTGAACGATCTCGTATTTAAGACACTCTTCATACCCGAGGTATATATCGCGTTTCATGAATTCTGACAACTTATCTTTTGGGATAGTGGTTGAGTCGTCGTACAAAGTCTTTAGTGTTGCCATAACCTTTTTACATGTTTTCATTTCGTCTTTCAAATCCTTATATTTTCCAAAAAACCCGGTGGATAACTGGTGGATCAGTACGAATGCGTGCCTACCCATGAGACGTTTACATCCACCTAATAGAATAAGTGTAGCTGCACTACAACATGTACCCTCTGCGATCGTGACTACTTTAACACGCGACGATCTCAGCATGTCCATCATACTCAAACCCGAAAATACATCACCACCGTCACTGTGAATGTGTACACGAATCATTGGATTGTACCCTTCCAGTTCAATTGATTTTTTAAGTAAGTCAACTTCGAGTTTTTTGAACGCGTCTATGAAATCGAATGCATTTGCGCGATCCACGTCACCGTAAAAGTATATATCACAACCTATGACACGCACGGTTTCGTGTTCAACTTCTTCCTCGTCTTCAGTATCTGGGTTACTCATTTAATAATACACGCATCTTCTTTTTAACTTTTGAAACTTCAGCAGGTTTAAGTTTGTTCCCGACAGCGAGATGATTCATGATGTCGAAATCAAGTGGTTCTATATTATACTCTAATAAAGGATTTATATCACCGGATACAGCATATCTCCTTAATAGACATAGTTCGTCTATGCCAATTTTCGTTACATTTTTGGCTTGAATCGCGCGAAGTTTGTTGTGGCGCATTTTATAATTACCGTATTTTGTCCATATACTACCAGGTTTTATGTTGTCCACCGTGATAGATGTACCCATATTCATTTTGGGTATGGCCATCGCACACGTTACGAAATATGGCATACACCCCCAATCACCCCTGTACATGTAATTATCGTAAATATCTGTCTCTGAGAGTGAATCTATTATACTACTCACGTTACAGTTTTCTGAATCTAAATAATTTGTGAATACGACGTCGCATATATGACCGTGTTCATGTATAGACTGTGATAAATCAAATGGTCGATCGTTATTTGATAAAATATCTACAACGATATCCTTCGACGTTCTAAAGACATCCTTGATATGAGAAAAATTAAGGTAATCGAAAAAATTGCGTATATCTCCACCGCATTCATTCGCTGCGAGACGAGCTCTTGGATTCTCACATTCTAACGATAGTATAGCATCCGATGTTCGTCGGGGTACGATGATAAGTTTGAAGTTTGGTAACATGTGTACATACGTCGATGTAACGATTACAGATCCACTCGTAATCTTTTCTTTTCTTTCTGAAACGCGGTCTATGATCTGCTTGTGACCGTGTATAGACTGATCATACCCGTCGATGAGTATATTTGAAGATGTATTACCAATTAAATCCATAAATGTACTTTTTTTCTGAAAAAGTTCGGAGTGTAATTCTATTGTAGAATTCATATCTACCGCCGCGTTCACGATGAATGTTTTACCGCATCCCGTTGGACCACATATAAATACATTTTTACCCTGCTCTATATATTTTTCCAGGAGCGTAATTTCATTTTGATGAAGCGTCTGTTTATATATCTTTTTTTGTGGTACTCTTATAATGAAGGAGTCCATGACCGACGAACTTACTGATCAGGCTTTAGATATTTTTCTAGAGAGTGATAAAATTCAAACAAGAATTTTAGAACCGATTAAACGGAGGGTTCTTCCTTATTTGGTTTGTATTGCACTCTTTAATATAACACTTTTTATAATGATTGCGTACCTGACACGACGTCTTTCTAAGATTTTATAACAACGCCACTTAATTCAGATCCACCACTCTCGTTGCGAATTGCATTCAAGTCCTTTTTTAATTCGTTACCCATCTCGTCTTCACTTATAAACATATCAATAGGTTGGATATGCATGATTTCTGGTTTGAAAATTCCACTGTCATCGGGGAACTGTTTTTCAAACGCTTGAATGACAAAGTATGGAATTGGGGGGGATTGCTCTATAAGTTTATCGTACTCTGCGCGACACGTATCTATCATAGTAGAACCATCACATGACCGTTCTTCTAGTGGGAGTGTTAATTCTAGGCGAATTGTTCTGGAAAGTTTACCGTACTGGAGTGACGCGACTCTATTCCCTTCCATCATCTCACTTATTTTGAGGAACTGCATGACTGTCGCGATTATACCTGCAATTAAATTCAAACCACCAATCATTGACGGTGCTGCCCCTCTTATACTCGCGGGTAGCGAACTTTGTGCAAAGTTTGCAGTACCGGTCACTGTAGAAAGAATAATTACAGGCAGTGAAAAATGCATATTTTGTTTTTTATAAATCAAAAACGCATGATTATGCATATACCGATAACACGCAGACGCTTCCCCCCACGTTTTCAGTATCTGTTCCTGCTGGGGAGACCATGCAAATTTATTTCTTGACGAACGTACTTTCTTTTCTTTGTCCATATTAAGATATGAATATTATTTTTGTTATTCACATTATTGTATTCGCGACATCCCTGATCATTCCATTCTCGAGTAATGTGAAATATTTAAAAATGTATTCAATGATAATACCATTTGTATTTTTTCACTGGTCTATAAACGATGATACATGCGCGTTGACAATTTTAGAATCGAATTTGACAGGTAAAGAGCAAAAGGATACGTTCTTTGGGCGATTAATGAGTCCCATTTATAATATAGATAACAAAACATCTGACCAGATTGTAAAAACGACTCTTTTTGTACTGTGGATGATGGTACAACGTAAACTTGGAATACTCCCACGTCCCAAAATATTTTCCTAGGATATATAAATGAAGCATAAGAACGTCAACGCGAATGCGACAGGAGCTGTGCTAATTGTTGTACTTTTGGGTGTGATTGGATATCTAGTCACACGACCTCGAGAAGTTGTACGCGTTGAAGTCCCGGTAAACGTTCCTTTCCCAGAACCCATGCGTCAAAGAGAACCAGTGCGTAGACGACAACCGGAGTTCCGCGATCCACCGATAAAGGACTATAAACCTGGACATGTTCAGCAAATGGGTGTGCTCCTGGGTGAAGATAATGAGACGCTTCCCTTATACGGTAAAGAAGTTCGTGGACGTAGAGACCAGTACCACTATTATACATCTACACCCGGTCAGCAAATATATTCAATTCCCGTAACAGTGGAAGGGCGTGACTGCATGGATGATATGGGATGTAAGGAAATGTACGGTAATGAGAACGTGAACGTTCTTGGTAAAGCAGCACCGTATCAGGCCAAGCTGTATAGAACTGATAATTTCTTTTAAACAAAAACTATACCGTAACGCTTGGACATGTATCGTTTTGCTCCATCCATGGATGGTTTACTCCATAAAAGCCATCTAGACCAAAACCCAGCCGTTTTCATACCACTTTTAGACCATGTCTCTCCCATTCGACCATGACGCGCAAGATACCGTTTCATACGCGACGGATCTCCGTGAATTGTATAGTCTGAATATCCCTTACCTCCGAAGTCGACACGCGATCCGTCTTCGAACGTAACCCTGTATTTTTTTTTCGGATTGGGACTTTTCTTGAGAATTACTTTCATATATAAATATATAACATTAAAATATACATTAGTATTAGAATATGAAATCAACGATCCTTCAGGTGTTTATCATCTTAACTATTGTATCAATGTGTTTTTCACTTTTCATGTTACTATTCGCGAAAAATGATACTAGATTCCCTCCGATGTCAAGAGCTACGTGGGAAAAACTTGGCGAGGTTCCGGAAAACCCAGAACCGGTCGAAAAGAATGTACCACCGGAAGTAGTGATACAGGGATATACAAATTTATAAATAAAAATATTTTTATATATAAATGAGTTTCGCTAAAGGTGTTCTTGCAGTGGGTAACTCTGCGGGTAAGTGGCTAGCGTTCTATAATTTTGTAAAAGCTTTTCTCGTCGCGATATTATTCCTCATACCGGGTATATATTTAATACGCCGGAAACCAGAATTTTCTAAAAAAACTACAGGCACTGTTACTCAGTCACTTTGTTCGAAATACAAAGATGACAAGAATAAAGAAGGTTGGGAATGTGATTACGATTACGAATATAAAGTAGACGGGAAATTGTTCACCGGTAAAAAAAATAATAGGAGTAGTAAAAAAATTATTGTCGGTGAAA